CATGTTAAGATATGGGATATAACAAGTACATGCAAATATGCAAAAAGACATTTAACTAAAAGAAAACAATTTTACAAAGAAGCCAAATATCCATTTGTGCTACAAAAAACAGATTGGAAATAAAACAAAATGACCAATAATAAAGCAAAAATACCAGTCGCAACAGCAGCTAGGCAGCCTGGCGAACTTATGTGGAATGCTGGAATATACTACATGGCAGATGCCTTTCAATATGATTCAACTAAGCCTATTGTGCAATGGATTATTGAGAAAAATTTACTGCCAGCAGCCGAACGTCCAAAGGAACTTACGTTAATTATTAATAGTCCCGGAGGAAGTGTACATGCAGCCTTTGCATTAATTGATACAATGAAAGGTAGTGCTATTCCAATTAAAACTGTTGGACTAGGACTTATTGCTAGTTGCGGTGTACTAACATTCATGGCAGGAACAAAAGGAAAACGTATTTTAACACCAAATACTAGTATTTTATCTCATCAATATAGTTGGGGATCCGGCGGTAAAGAACACGAATTGTTTGCCCGTGTTAGAGAATTTGAACTCTCTAGTGAACGCATGATGGAACATTATAAAAAATGCACAGGACTCAAGGAAAAGGTTATTCGTGAAGTATTACTTCCTCCTGAAGACAAATGGCTTAGTGCTAAAGAGGCAGTCCGATATGGAATTGCTGATAAAATTAAAGAGGTTTATTAATGCAAATATTAACACTTGAGAACACAACATTTTCGATGAATGATCTGCCCGATGAAGTAGATGACATGAGATTCGCAGTATTAGATAATAGTAATCCAAAAGAACCTGATTACTTTTTTATTCCACTAATATTTTTACAAAGTTTTAATAGTCCGGCACTAGTATTAAAGATAGGTGAATATAAAATTAGAATGCCACGTGATTGGATGATGCTCATAGGAGAGCCTGATCACGGCGATTTAGAAGTTATTCCGTTAACAAGTTTAAATGACAGAGGATTTCATGCATTTGTGTTTAATCCAAGAAGTGACTTTAGACCAACATTTGCTCCTGTAGAGATTGTAGACGTATACCAAGATGTACGTTGGTATTTTCCAAAACTTAAACCTGGGCAACTATTAGCAGTTCCGTTACAAGGTGGTTCAAAACCTAAATGTGCATACTTTGTAGAAGAGATAAGCAGGGCGTCGGAAATAGTGGATGTTGAAAAAGTTTGGTAAGAATTATATTGTAAAAACTTCAAACTTGTGTTATAGTTTAGCACTAAGTGGAGATAACCAACGGATTTGGAATAAAACACAAAGGCCCTTGATTGAGAATGTTATCAACTTTTTTAATGATAGAGAAATGGTCAATGAAGGAGTAAGTATAACAATTGATTGGGATGAAAGAAACAACAGATGGTATCACATTAGTTTTGAAAACATTGATGATGCTACGTTGTTTGAAATAACATATGCAGAGTATTTTTAATTATGGCAAGTAAACTTCCACTAAACAGAGTATTAAGTGCTATGGATCGTAAAGATAGAAAATTTTACGACAGTTTATCCAACGAAGAGAAAAAAGCATTTAGTCCTTTTCTTATGAACCGTTATGCTAGTAGTGTTAAAGGTCCTAGTGAACTACAGGAATGGTGGCTTATTGCTACAAATAAACGGGTTAATACATACTTTTTTGACTTGGGTAAGCATCCTAAGTTGCAGTGGTTATTATTAACTAGTGCAAGCCCAGGAATGGGTAGTGCATTTCATGAATGGATTGCAAATAAGAAAAAAGTTACTAGTAAGAATAAAATTAGTAAAGCATTAAACCATTTATACCCGAATGCTAAAGCAGATGAAATTGAACTATTAGAAAAACTTAATACCAAAGCAGATGTTAAAAAATATCTTGAAGATCTAGGATATGATGACAAGAAACTTAAAGAACTACTATGAATACATTAATGTCAATTGCAAAAGAAACTGCAGAGGCACGATCAGTGACCGATAAACCATTTATTTGCAAGTATTGTACACGAGGGTTCTCTAAGGAGAAAACATTGTTCAGTCATTCATGCGAGCAAAAACGCAGATGGCTACAAGAAAAAGATAAACATGTACAATTAGGATTACAAGCCTATCTGAGATTCTACAGTAGAACACAAGGATCAAATGGTGCTAAGAAGACTTACGGAGATTTTGTTAACAGTCCGTACTATAATGCCTTTGTTAAATTTGGAACACATTTAGTTGGTATTCGGGCAATTAATATCAGCAAATTTATTGATTGGGTTATTGATAAGAACATCAAGTTAGATCAATGGTGCTATGACAAACATTATCAGGAATATCTTGTAGCCCATCTAAAAGTTGAAAGTTGGCAAGACGCTATTGCAAGAAGTTTGACAACTATGGAAACTTGGGCCGATGAACAAAGTGTGCAATTAAACAGTTATTTCTTTAGTGCTAATAAAAATAAGATTTGTCAGCATATTGTTTATGGTAGAGTAAGTACATGGGTATTATTTAATTGTGATACAGGTGTTAATTTTTTAAGTAAGATATCACAAGAACAACTTGCTATGATATATGAATATATTGATCCAGACTTTTGGAAGAAGAATTTTATTAAGCATCACCAAGAAACTGCTATTGTCAAAAGTGCATTAAAAGAGGCCGGGCTATGAGTGATTTACCTGATATTGATATTGACTTTGCAAATAGACAAACTGCAATTGATTTAATTGATTGTACTCCGGCTATGATGAAAGAACATGGAGTTCTCAAGAAGCACAATACTGGTGTATATTATACAAATATTCCGAGTGATCCGTCAACTGGTATTGCAACACTTGATTATAAAACTGCAGAGGATAGAGGTTACTTTAAACTTGATTTACTTAACGTAGCAGTATATCAAAGTGTTAAAAGTAACGAACATCTTGATCAATTAAATGCACAGGATCCATTATGGGAGTTACTTTGGAAGAGTAGAGATTTTTGTCAAAAGATAATACACATTGGTAATTATTATGATCTAATTGTAAAAATGAAACCAACTAGTATAGCACAAATGTCAATGTTGTTAAGTATTATTAGGCCAGCAAAAGCTCATTTACAAAATAAGCCCTGGAAAGAGATAGCCGAGACTGTATGGGATAAACCAACAGAAGGTGGTTATTATTTTAAAAAAGCTCACGCTGTGGCATATGCACATTTAGTAGCAGTTCATATTAATTTACTATGCGAGGAATATAAATGACATACGTTGTAACTGATAATTGTGTTAACTGTAAGTACACGGATTGTGTTAGTGTTTGCCCAGTTGATTGCTTCTACGAGGGAGCAAACTTCTTAGCAATTAACCCTGATGAATGTATTGACTGTGGGGTATGTGAACCAGAATGTCCTGCAGGCGCTATTGTACCAGATACTGCACTTGATAAAGAACAATCTGAACGTTGGACCGATATAAATGCTAAACTTAGTGAAATGTGGCCAGTAATTACAGTACAACGAGATCCATTGCCTGATGCAGATGCAAATAACAGACAATTGAATTCTGATGTAGCTGATAAATCTAGTTTAATTGATGAAACACCAGGTAAGGGTGATTAGTCAATTTTTTTAACTAATTGTATACTGCGTCTTTTTGTTCGTTTCTTGCTAAGTTCGCTTAAACTTACATTAGGACCTGCAATAATTTCACAGTCTTTAGAAATAAACGTAGTAAGGTACGGACGAAATAGCAACCAATCTTGTTTAAGAAATATATTAATAGGAATCATTCTATTCGATTCCCACCACCAAACATCACCAAGCACGAGAAACTGTTTTTTCAGCTCATCTGCTTTAATGCGTTCGTAATTATAAAAACTAGTGCAATGTGCATCACGGTTCTGAACAATACCTATATACTCATTTTGACTGTATTTGATATGACTCAAAAACGGAAATTTATCTAGTAACTTTGTTAATAATTCTTCCAAATAATTCTTCCATCTTATGACATAAATACTATATAGAACGTGGAACCTAGATAACAATGCAAAAACTAAATGGCTATATAGAAACACAGTATTTGAGCGTGTTATACTCGCCAAATACATCAACTGCAAATAGGAGTAGAACAGTGTATGCTCGTCCGTTAAAAATTTACCGTGGTATTTCCAATACCGTGCAATTACGATTGCTAAACAACGACCAGAAAGCAGTTGATATTACTGGAAAGTACTTTGTTTTAAACATTGTTGATCCATCTACACACTTAGTTATCAAGAGTAAAACCGGAACCATATCGAATGCGACTCAAGGTAAAGTTGACTTTACTTTAACTAGTACAGACTTATCAACTACTAATGCTGGACGTTTTATTTATAGTGTACATGAAGAAGATATTGGTGGAAATAGGTTATCAATAATTTATAGTGATGATGATTATGGTGCAGATGGTCAGTTGACTATACTTGATTCACCATATGTTGGATTTAGTGAAAGTACAACAGTTACATTT